GGCCCGATGAGAGCAGCGCGGAGGTGCTCATGTACTCGGTGCTGACCACAAACTGCATGCGGTCCCACTCGCCCCACTGAACGCGGGGGTCGGGGAAACAGCGGCGTGGGTCGATGTTGACCAGATGGTTGGTGTTGTCGCGCTGGTTCCATACGACTTTGGTCGGGGCGAAGCCGTAGCGGATGCCGTCCTGAAGCATTTGTAGGAGCTTGGTCTCGCCTGCCGTGCGGCGCATGTGCTGGTGCAGGATGCGCTCGAGGACTAGAGCGGCGTTCCGGCTCTTGCGGTTGAGGCCCTCCAGCATGAACATCGGATTGCGGCCCGTCAGGGCAGCCATCTGGTAGGTGAGGACGGTGTCCGCGATAGCGCGGGTGTCCGACATGACTGCCTTCTCGCGGAACTCGGTGCTGTCGGGCGGCGTGTAAACGTCGTGCGCGCGGTCTGCTTCGAGCCATGCGTCGTAGCGCTGCGAGATTTTGGCGTAGCTCATCTCGGCGCAGCTTTTGACGTACTGCACGATCTTGCGCTCTTGCTCGTCGGTGAGCAGGTCGCTGATGTCGATATTGGCTTCGAGCGCCTGAGCGTGCTCGCTCAAGTCCGCGATCTGCCGAGTGCTCTCAAGTTGCTCGCTGGCGGACGAGCGGTAGTCGCCAAAATATGAAGTAGCCATGGTGGTTGGTGTGACCTAGTTGGCGGAGGTTGTCGTCCTCGGTTAGCGCTTGTGACGAGGCTGGCGCTTGAGGTCGTCGTCGTAGGCGGACATGCCGAAGCCAGCCCACTTCTGTTGGGGGCGTCCGGCCTTGCCGAGTTGGTCGTTGAGGCTGCCGCCGTAGGTGTTGAGGCTGAGAGGGCCTGCGGCGGCGATCTGATCCTCGAACGGCTGAAGGTGCTGGCGGCTGAGGATGTCGATGGTCATGGACAGGGCGTCCACTTGGTCGTCGTACTTGGCGGAAGGGAAGGCCGTGCATTCTTCGACGAAGGTGTCGAGCCAGTTGGCACGGGATGGCAAGAGGACGCGGCCACCCTCGAGGAAGGGCAGGATCGAGTGGACGCGCGTTTCCTTGTCGCCCTTGCCTCGCGGCTGATACGGAAGGACGTTGACGCCACTCTCCCGGCGCAGCTCCTGAATGATCATGGTGCCGGAGGTGACGGCCTCGATGTAGAAGCCACGGAGCCCCTTGCCGCGCCAGCGGTTGTTGAGATGGACAAGGCGGCGCTTGAGCTCGGGGCTCTCCCAGCGGCCACGGTCCACTTGCAGGATATACATGTCGCCCTGCTGGCTGAGGCCAGCGACGAGGGCCACGGTGTAGTTGGCGCGGCTGGATTTGGTGAAGGCGGTGTCCACGCCGATGATGAGGCTGGCGAAGTTCTCGGGCGTCTGCTCGGGCTCGTAGTAAGTCCAGTAGCTGTCCTTGATGATGCCACCGCCACGGATGTAGGGCGTCTGCTGGTATTGTGCGTGAAACTCGAATGGGCTGAGGCGCTCACGCTTGGCGAGCCAGTCGAGGTCGAAGCCACGTTGGGGCCACAGGGCCTTGTGGATTGTGGTGTCCGGGTAGTTCGTGCCGGGGCCGACGTACTTTTCGTCTTCCTCGAGCTTGTGGAATGCGCCGAGTTTGGTGTGGAGCTCGTGGTTCTCGGGCAGGCTGACGCGAGCGGTGCGCTTGGTGAGTGGCACCTCTTGGCGGGCGGGGATGTTGAGGTGCATCCACTCGTCCTCGTGCCACTCGTCGAGTTCGGTGATGCGGCCCGACAGGTCGTCGGTGTGCCAGCGCGTTTGAATGACGATCTGGCGAGGCTGAAGGCCGGAGACCTCGGGCTGCATACGGGTGCTGAGGGAGCCAACGTAGAAGTCCCACACCTTGTTGCGCATGGTCGGGCTCTCGGCTTCCTCGCGGGAGCGGATGGGGTCGTCGATGATGAGAAGGTTGGCGGCTCGGCCAACAGTGGTGCCGCCGACGCCGATGCCGTAGTAGACGCCGCCTTGTTCGGTTGCCCACTCCTGTGGCGCTTGGCGCTTGGGGTTGAGGCTGAAGTCGGTGAAGGCTTTCTGGGCCTCGGGGTGCTTGACGTTGGCGAGGACGTTCTGACCGAAGCCACGGGCCAGATCGTTGTTGTAGCTGGTGGTCATGATGAAGCGGCGCGGATCGCGCAGCATGAACCACGCCGGGAAAAGCTCGGTGCAGTAGGTCGATTTCGCGTGGCGCGGCGGCATGTTGATCATGAGGTTGCGCACGGGGGCCTTGGTCTCGGGGTGCGCAAGCTCGTCCTTGCCGAAGGCGTCGAGAGTGGCGGCGAGGTCGAGGTGGAACTGCGGGATCGTCCAGTCGGGGTGCAGCAGGCGGACGAAGTCGATGAAATTATCTTGGGCTTTACGGAGGGCGAGAAGGCGTTTGAGCGCCTTTTGTTTGTCAGTCTTTGAAAGGCTCATTGGAGGCCAACTTTGCTCTGAGGAGACGGGCGGTCATGAGTTTCTGGCGGTCGGAGGGAAGGGCTGCGGTCTCGGAGGCAATGCGCCCGAGATGCTCCATGATGGCCTCGTAGCGCTTGTGCTCGGGTATGGTCGAGAGGTCGAGCTGGGCCATGGCCTTGCCGAGTTGCTCGACCGTGATGGTGGCCGGGATGGCCTCTTTCTGGCGGTTTTTTACGTTCATGAGCAGTTCTCTATACGACTGATGCGGGATCGTCGTCCTCGGTAGGGTTGATGACGCGGGCGGGCTCGGCGTCGATGACTGGTGGCGCGTGCCCTTCGGTCTCGGCGATGAGGGCTTCGATCTCTTCGGTGGTGAGGTTTTCGATGGCGCGGGCCTCCTCGGTGTGCTCTTCGGCGACATGGGCGTCCGGCAGGACTTTGCCCATGAGGGTCTTGAAGACTTGGACTTGGCTGCTGTTCCATTCGTGGTCGCCGGATAGGACGGCCTTGGCCATGCGCACGAGGTCTTCACTGTCGCGGAAGATCTGCTGGCGCAGCTTGTTGCGCTGGGCCTTCGTGATGGGCGGGGTCTTGCCCCGCGCGGGAATGATTTCGTTCATCAGTGTGTCTCCGTCTGTGTTGACGCACCGGAGCAGGAAGTTCCAGCGCACGTTGTACTTGTTGTTGAGGTTCCATTTGTGGGCAGTGCGGCCCATCGCGATGCGGTGTGGCAAGTTGCGGTGAATGTACTTGTCGCGCGCTCGGTCAGCGCGGAAGGCGCGGCGGCTCCACCATTGGCTACAGTAGGCGTCCCAAAGGTGTTTGCAGTTTGGGTTGCAATAAACATGGCGCACACGCTGGTCGGGGTCGTCCGGGGCCACATAACGGTCCCGGTGCGCGACGTTCATCATCACGCCGAGGCTGGCGAAGGGGCGATGGCACCAGTGGCAGTGGATCACTGCGCCATGGCTGTCGGGCGCGTCCTCGTATTTGCCTGACCAGTGGCTGATGACGGGCGCGTCCGGCGGAATGTACTTGGGCAGGTGGGCCACCTGTGGGCCGAGGTGGTCGAGTTGTACGCGGCGCGGGCCAAGAGGCGTGGTCGCGGGCGAAACGTCCGAGAGCCATGGTGGGTTTGGCAGGCGGGGGCCGAAAAGGCGTTTGCCGTCGAGCAGCACGTCCGGGCGGAGGCTGAGCTGGTCGGAGCCGAGGAGGTATCGCTCGACGACGCCGGACCATGTGTATGGCTTCGGGTGGGTGGGGTACTCCTTCACCTCGTCCAGCGTCGGGTAGTACAGGTCCGACCATACGGGCACCTCTTCCGGCTTCCAGTATTCCTCCGGTGGTCGGCCCGCGAGCCGCTTGGCCCACTTGTCCTCGTTCTTCGCGCTCATTCGTTCAAATTTTACCGGCTTGGTTTCAAAAATTCAGCGCGATTGCGTGGGCACCAGTAACAGTGATCGCGTCACCGCGACGGCGGGCATGGGCACCCGCCCCCCCATGCGCGAAAAACGTGTCCGTGCGCGACATTCGCCGCAAGGCGGCGTCCTAAACCTCTGGCAAATCAGCGTTTTCCACTCCCCCTGAAGGGGAATTACGGCGTCGGATCGGCCTCGGCTGGCTCGGCTCCCCTCGGTTTGGCGGATTGGCAATTTGTGACCTCTCGCAGTGCTACTCGCCAAGACTTAGCGCCATTGGAAGGCACGGTCTTACCCAAGTCTGCAAAGGCAGCGGCTCCCGAAGGGGAATAACCACGGCAAAACATCACGAAAGGACATTGCCATGACCTTCTCCGACGCTCTCCACCTCGCTCAGTCCGCGCCGTCTAGCGCCAAGCAATCGCCCCAGACCATGGAAGACTGGCTGACCGACGAAATCTTCGATCACCCCGACTTCGACGAGCCCTGCATCGTCAAGGCAAGCATCACAGCCAACGAGTTGGCTCAGGAAGTCGCTTCCGTCTGGCACTTCCACAACTAATCCTCAGCCCCTCTTCGGAGGGGCTGCACTCTCTCGAAAGGAATGACCCATGAAATTCGACCAAATCACCGCGCCAAGCCATTGGGCTTCGTACCTGATCAACAACGATGCCAGTGGCATCGACGCCAACGAGGTTGCCGCCGCTGACCGCCACTTCGCGGGATACCACGTCGTCTCTTGTGACGACGAAGACTGGTTCACTTGGAGCGCGGACCTACACGGCGCGACCTCCAAGGGAGGCCACGTCACGAACTACACCGTCCAGAAAGTCTGACCCCGAAGGGGAATAACAGCAGCGAAACATCAACGAAAGGAAATCGCTATGTACTCGTTTGACGCAAAACTCCGCCAGACCATGGCTCACATCCCCGTCACTCCCAGCAGTGAACTGCTGGCTCGTGCGCTTGAATGTGTGGCCGAAGAACTGCGCACGTCCACGCTGACCCCGCGCAAAGTACCGCACGCTGTCGGCACTGCACTGCACGCTGTTCTCGATGACTTCCTCGGTCCCGAAGATACCGAAGCCGAAGGCATCGAGCGGATCGAGTTTGTGACGGCAATCACCAGCAATTTTGAACCCCGGCCCTGACCCTTCCCGAAGGGGAATAACAGCAGCGGATCGGCTCTCGGTTCGCTGCTTCCAATCTCATGCACAAGTAAGGAATTACCCATGTCTATCATCGCTTCCATGACCGCCGCTCAGATTTCCGACGCTATCACTGCCGATCCCAGCCTCAAGGCTGACGGCGTGAAAGTCCTCGCTGACCGCTACCTGCGTCAGTCGGCCAAAGGCCGCAAGCCACGTTGGAAGTCTGTCACCAAGCTCGCCGAGTACCTCGGCTACGAAGGTGCCTCCACTCGTGAGGCCATCAGCACTTTCCTCGACAGCAAGCTGTCGAAGCCAGCCGCTGCACCCAAGGCCAAAGCCAAGGCACAGCCCAAGGCTGAGCCTGAGCAGGCCGCATTCGCTTTCACCAGCGATCCCAGCGCTGCCCTCCAAGCCCTGACCTCTGGTCAGATCAAGGCGGTCAAGATGTCCCTCGGCATTCTCAAGAATGACGAAGCCTCGCCATCACGCCGCAAGGCCGCGACCACCACGCTGCGCAACTTCGGCCTGATCGTCTAACCCAACTCTCCATGCTGCTACCTGCGGGGCTGCTTCGGCAGCCCCTTTTTTTGCCTGAAAGGATTTTCGCCATGCCTAGTCCAGAGCTCCGCTTCGCTGTCTGCTCCGCTGTGTCAACGCCTACTGGTCAAATGCCCGCCGACCGCGACGCTGCTTACTCGTGGTTCTACGACCGCGCAGACAAGACCATCCGCTCCGCTGCACTCCGCACGCTCAAGTCCGCCAACCCGGTCAGCGTGCCCGCTGACGTGAAGCGTCAGGCCATCCAACTCGCATTCGACCATGTGTGGGCCGACCAATGCTGAGCCAACTCTGTTCCCAACTGATTATGAACCCCCTACGGGGGTTCTTAATCACCCCGATCCACTCGGCCATTCGACTGGCCACGTTCATCGCCATCGCCCTCACGCCGACAGCGCTGCTGATCGCTTGGGCCTACTCGTAGGAGAACCGACCCATGACCGCTGTATTCACCGTCGAAAACGAAATCAAACTCGCCCTTCAGTACGCTTATTCCGCGCTTGTGAACGAGAAATACCGGGCCCACCGCGAAGCAAGGGAGGCCGAGGAAGACCACGACTACGAGCTTCGAGACATGCGCGAGAAGTGGCTGGCAGACTTGGAGCTTGCCATCGCTGTGTTCGAAAACGAGGGGCTTTACGTCCCACCACCGGGTTTTGAAAAATGTCAAAAGATTTGACATCTGTATAAACTTTTGCCATCTAAACCAAACCAAACCAAGGGACCGACCACCATGACAGCAGCATCCGTTACCTACCTTGTCACGCTCGACCAGACCGATTGGGAGATGGTTGAGACCATACTGAACGAGATCACAGCACGACTTGAACGTCTCGTTCAATCACCTGCCGAGCGCACTCCAGACGACCGACAGCAGGACATCGCCGACATCAATCGGGTTGACCGCATTCGAGCCAAGCTCTCGCACCGTCTGAGCCCTGCGCCAACCATGTATCCGCTGAGCGAGGATGAGTACGGCACCTACGTCGATGCTCTCCAGTTCGGCACCAAGATGGTGGAGCAAGACCTCTGCCGTCACCCCCTGCTCACCGCCACGCAGCAGGTCGAGCGTATCAACCGCATGCACGGTTGAGAGACCCTCCCCGAAGGGGAATAGGGGCTGGCTGGATCAGTTCCGGCCAACCCTTTTTCATCAGTTCAAAATCCGCAACTCAAATGGAAGGCTTCCACCATGAAGCTGCTTACGAAAGCACAGACCACAAAGCTGTTGGCGAACGGCGCAAACCCTGACGCCGATCACAAACCAGTCGTCAAACTGTTCGTGCCATGGGGCGCAGCAACGTGGCTCGTGACAGAGCTCGACCCTACCGATCCTGACATCGCCTTCGGCCTCGCCGACCTCGGCTTTGGCTCGCCTGAGCTGGGCTCGTTCTCGTTGTCAGAGCTCGCCTCAATCAGAGGTCCGCTTGGCCTCAAGATCGAACGTGACATGCACTTCGCCGCAGACAAACCGATCTCCGCCTACGCCGACGAGGCCCGTGGCCTCGGTCGTATCGCAGCCTGAACGAAAGGACACACCAATGGACCTGATTAGCTACGCCAATCAAAACATCCCACAGAGCACCAAGCCTGACCCCAACTCTTACGACCTCGAATTAGACACCTGCGCTGCTTACGCCCGCCTTATGGAAGAGTGCGCAAACAAGCCAAGCACCAAGCGTGTCGCCCTGCTCAAATCGTTCATCATGGAGCACTGCACGCTCAGCACCGACGAAGTGAAAAGCGCTTTCAGGCGCACCAGCTCTGAGAACCGCATCTTGGACACTGATCCCGCCCACTCCGAAGTGCAGAAGATCAACAGCGTCACGCTGTCCGGCATCATCAAGTACATGCCCGAGCAGTCGTTGCAGTTCGCCGCTCTGTTGCAGTGCAACGCAGTCCAATCCGTACATAACAATTTTATTCTGATCGGGCTCGACCGCAGAACATGCGTACACGACAGCACCTACAGCACTGGTCGCTCGGCTGGGCTCTCAGGTAATTGGGCCCCCCATGTTGTAGAGCTACACAACCAAGTGCTACAGGCCGCCGGTCAAGCGCCAGCCACCACTGCCGACGAGCCATCCACGTCCCTGCCCGACCTTGACCCCGCCGTTCAGGCCATGCTCGACGCCACGTTGAGCGGTGCCGGTGTGCCAAGTTACGACGAGATCAAATCGCAGATCGAGGCCGCAGCCAACAACGCCAAAGGTGGGCTGACCGTCAACATCGGCAACGTCGCTTATGCCAGTGGCTCGGATGACGTGCCGGACCTCAATGACGAGGTGAAGTCCAGTCGTCTGAGCGAGCTGGGCCTGCCCACCAACCATGACCTGCCGGTCAACGTACTGTCGTGGTCGTTCGACCACCCCGGCATCCCCGCCAAGATCGAGGGCTACCACTTCCGTCCCGAGCTGGTGGACAGTCTGGCCTACGCTCTGACGGTCAACGAGCGCATCTATCTGTCGGGCCACACTGGCACCGGCAAGTCGAGCCTCGTGGATCAGGTCGCTGCCTACCTCAACTGGCCTGTTGTTCGGGTCAACTTCGACAGTGAGATCAGCCGCATGGACCTCATCGGTCGTGAGGTGCTCACGCAAGAGAACGGCACAACGGTCAGCAAGTTCGTCGATGGCATCCTGCCGACGGCCATGCAGCAACCATGCATCCTGCTGCTGGACGAGATCGACTTCGTGCGGCCTGACGTGGCCTACGTTCTGCAACGTCTGCTGGAGACGGATGGCGAGCTGGTCATCACCGAGGACGGTGGTCGCCGAGTGAAGCCA